GCTTTCAATAGGGTTTTGTTCTTCATACTCTTTTTGAATTTGTTTTAATTCGTCTTGGTTATTCCAACCCTCTTTAACACCGCTTGCAATATCTGATATATTACCGCTTTCAAGTGCGTTTTGCACACCGGCAATACCGCCACCAATAGCACCGCCAATTCTACCTAAGGTTTTTTTACCCCAACCGCCAAGAAAACCCTCATCAAGTGCTAAAGCTTGACCTTGAGCCTTGTCTTTAATGGTATTGATAAGTTCGCTTCTTCTTTCAGCCGCCTTTTCAGGTGAAAACATATAGTCTTTCAAGCCGATTTTTTGACTAAAGTCATTAAAACTCATATCAGGGTAAAATTTATTATGTAAACCCTCGGCAAGCTCTATATCAGACAAATCGCTATATTGCGGATATTTCTGCCGAATTTCTGCAAAATTCATTTATTTACTCCTATCTTAAACCTAAAGGGTCACTTTCAGGGTTTATCATTGGTGCGTTCATACCGTTATTGTTAAATTCTTTTAAAGACTTATTCTTAACCGGATTTTCAACACCGGCAATTTGAGCCATCATAGGCAAAGCACCCATAATTTGTTGACTTGTCGGATTTTGAGGTAATCCGATATATGTCATAAATTCAGGCAAAGAGTTAATACCGGTAACACCGGCAGCTTTAAGCTTTGAAATTGCCCTTGGTGCAACCGCCGCCACAGCAGAAGAAATCCTACCATATTCTTGTTCGGTTTCTTTTCCTGTTAAGCCGTGATTTCTTCTCCAATCAGTAAACACACCGATATTGTTTCTTTCTGCTACATCAAAGAGTTGATTTATACCGTTTTGAGCTTGGTCATAGCTTTCTTGTTCTAATTTGGCTTTTTCTTCATCAGCCTGAGCCTTTGCTAAATCATTAAGACCGTTTTTAAACTCTGCCAATTTCATAGCATTAGCTTGACGAACACCCTCAAGACCTAAAGCACGTTGCGTTTGGTAGTCCAACATTTCACGCTGAAAATCACGTTGTGCTTGTCTGTCATCTAATGCCCATTGTCTTTCCTCGGCTCTTTGTTCTTCGGCTTTGAGCATATCCGCATAAGCTCTGCCACCCATTTGACGGATTTCTGCCTCTTTTTCTGGGTTTTCAGAAACCAACTGTTCTGTCAAAGCATTGTCGGCTTGCAGTTGTTTGCCTGTTTGATAGTCATTTCCTGCTTGACGGATAATACCTGCCCAATCCGGTTGAATAGGTGCTTCAATCTTTGGCATTGTTGACCGGATAATATTAAGAGTTGAATTTGTAAAATCTCTGTTTAGCATTTATTATCTCCCATAAGGATTTGAGTTATAACCTTGATAACCACCATAAGCCGCACCTGCTAATCCGGCATAAGGATTACCACCGCTTGCCGCAAAAGCACTTAAACCACCTTGAATTGCACCGGTCAAAGCACCACTTAAACCGCTTGTGGCATTGGCTTTGTCTTGAGCATATTTCAAATCAGATTTACCGGATCTAACCGCAAATAAATTCTGTTGGTTTTCATATCCCGAAGCCGAACCTTGTAATTGGCTTAACAGTTGGTTAATATACGCTTGTTGTGCAGTATTACCAAATCCGCCTGCCGTTACTTCATCGCCTAAAGATTGGCTAAATGCATCTTGTCCACCCAAAACAGCCTGATAAGCCGCCTGTGATAAGGTGTCGTTTTGCTTTTCTTCCAAGTCGCCCATTGCTCTAGAATAAGCTTCACTTCCAACCGGTATTCCTTGGTTTTGTAACATAGTAGCCAAGTTAGACTGTTGACGTTCAAATTGCGGGGTTAGTTTATCAACCACCGAATTATAAAGTGCATCTTCTGCCCTTTGTCTTGCTTCATCCGAGCCATCAACGCTAAAGGTATAGTCGCCCATATCACCTAATTGTTGGCTTTGATTATAGGCATTCGCCGTTAAGTTAGACAATGTATTATCTACATTAGAGGTATCAACCCCTTGAAGATAATTAGCATAATCATTATATGGCGACATATCATATTTTACTTTTTTCTTCTTGCTCATATCCACTTACACTCCTGTTTTAACATTCCCATAACATAACAATTCTCACCGTTATCTCGGTATTCTCTTAATATCCCCTCGTCTTTAAAACCCAACCTTAAGCACATATCATGGCTTTTTTTATTAGATACGCTTACAAATACTGAACACCGCTTGCACCCGATAAGGTTAAAAACAACAGAAAACACATATTTCATAACGTGCCGTTTAGCCCATTGAGGGTTTGTAGTGTAAATTGTCAGCCAACAATCCCTGTTAGGTCTTATATCGTTTATTAATACCCCACCGATTAGATTATCTTGATAAAAACCAATAGCAAGGCTTGGAACGTAATCTGCAACATCATCACCCAAGCCGTTTGCCACAAAGTTTAAAACCTCGCCGGTATTATCCGCTTTACATAATACCTGTGCCGACATCGTACCTTAATCCTGTATCGTACCAATCAACCAAAAGTCCCCTTGTCTTGGTCTTAAAGACTATACTTATCTTAAATCCGACACCAGAACACATAATCCATTGAGAATTTATATCTTGTGCCGTATCAATCGCCCAGTTTGATGTATTCCAAGGGGAAGCATCCCACATAGATCCTTGTCCAATCCCGATATTATTCGTGTATTTTAAATCACGTTTCTTATAATCAGTATCCACATAGCACGTTAATTGAAACGGCGCAGAAGCTGAAGTTCTTGGGTTAATTAAGGTTGTTCTCTTAATCTGCTGTGTACCGAAATCACTATAAGCCTGTTCTACAATACCCTCAATAGCTACCCCGTCATCAGAGTTGGCATTATCAAACTGATATATGGCATCATCCGAACCAAAATAGAGATTATCGTCAAAAATACACCAACAAAACGAACGGATATTAGTAAACCGACACCATGCACCGGTATTTACATTTATAACGTGTTGCTCAAATTGTTCAGCTACCGGCACGTTAAAAATAGCATATCCCTTTTTAGTGTAAATAATTCCTTGCCAACCTAATCTGTCTTTGTTTTTAGAGGTTCTGTCAATAACTAATCCCCTGATGTTATCAGAGAAAGCCACGATAGAATTACCGGCATTGGCACTTGATAAAGCTTTACCCATCGGAAAATATCCGTCTTGAGTAATAATCACAATATCGCCTTGGTATTGCATGGTGCATCTGTACCCAATAGGCTTTGCAATCTTATATGAGCCTTTTAAAGACCATTCGGTTGCCTCGCTTGGGTTCGTTCCGTAATAAACAAAAACCTCACCCTCTGAGGTAATAAACGCTGTATAGTCATCAATACCGACACCGCCGTCAATCGTCCAGTTTGCGATTGCGACCAATTCACCGCCCCATTTAGACATTTGAGATAAATCAAAAGCCGACAAAGTACCTGAAATCGAACCGGCAATGGAAGTATACCAAGCTTTCATTGAGCCTTTTTCAACAAACCATAGAAACTCTTTACTAACCGCACCATTAATAATTTTAGAAGCGGTTAATCCGGTTCCGCTAAATCCCCAATCCTCAATATGCTCATCACCGTTACTATCAACATAAAAAGCTTTAGGTGTATCCGCACCATTCATAAAATAGAGATAGTTCTTATATTGAAGCGTTTGGCAATTATCGTTTGTAAGGGTTACCTCCATATCCGTTACGTTTGCTTTAGAGGTTATGTCGTATATTTTATAGTTCCAAATCCCAAAAAACTTATCGTGCGAGGGGTAGTGATAGCTTGCCAATGTCCTAACCGGATGTGCTTCCGATTGTCTATAATAAACGCTATATCCTGAACGTAGCTCAACATAACTATCCATCGGAATATAGTTGTCCATTCTAACCGCAAAGAGCGGGTTCATAGCGGCTTCACTATCCTTTTTATTTAATCCCATAATAGGACTAGGAATTGTTATATCCCTAGACTTAACAGCACGATTTACCTGAATAACCATCTACAATCACTCCACCATTCGGACCGTCAAATATTCCGTAAGTATAGCCAAGATTTATATCACCGTTAGCCTTACTTTCGGCATAACTTTTATTTAATTCTCTTTCATACTCGTTATATTCTTCTGCATAGTCTAAGCCGGTTCTTTTATTCCATCGCCATATAATAGCGAGTTTAACCAAATACGGGTCAAAAATAGGAATGTCCGTGTTTGCCGTCAGTTCAGACTTAGGCTCTTGCGTTTTGGCATCAAAACAAACCGCATTTGATTTGTAAGCAAATTTAAAAGTCTTGCATCCGGGGTTTTTAACAAAACAAATCTTGTTGTTTTGGATCTTAAAGAATATATCTACATCAACAATATGATATTGCTTAAATTGTCGCCATTTTTCTTCTGTAATAGCACCGATAACATCACGCATATCATCTTTCATATACAGCGTTCCGTTAATAAGCGAGTGAAAATCAGGCACAATATTATCAATAAGATAATCCTTAACCCCGTCAGAGGTGTATAAAGTACCCTCACGGGTTAAAGTCTGCCACTCGCATTTTCTCATCAGGCTGTCTAAAGCAGACCGTGCCACACTTGCAAAAAGTTGGTCGTTTTGCGAGGTAGAATTAAACAAGTCCGTTGGTCTTGCTACCGCACAAATATCTGCCGCCGATTGTGCTATTTCCAAAATATTCATTATTCCCCCTTAAGAGCTTTAATTTCATCCCTTAATTTTTCGTTTTCCGCTTTTAATACTTTAATTTCGTTCTCAAACTTAGCAATCGCTTTGTTATCTTTTGCCATTTGCAAGAATTTAATCGCCAGCTCTTTAGCTGTTGTTAAGTTCATGTCTTGCGCTTGTTCTTTGGTTATGTTTGACAAGTCTTCAACCGTGAAAATGCCTTTTGTTTCGCATAAATCCAGCTCAGGCACCGTTAAGAACGCAAATTGATTTAACGGCGTACCCTCTTTTGCTTTTTCTTCCTTGTTCTTAAAAAATGCATACTCCCGCGGAAATCTCATCATGTCCGTTTCATTTACCGGACGGTCAACAACATCCGTATTTCCTTTTATTTTTATTTCAATATATAACTTCTCTATAAATTCGGGCATCCCGTTCTCTTTTACGTTGCCGGTTTTTACCCATTTTTTGTGAAACTTTGCGAAAACGTTATTGTCGCTTCTTTGGTTTTGTAGCATATTGCTAAAAACCTCAAATCCTAATTCTTCCATTGTCTTTCCTCTCTAGAAAAAAAGGGGCGAGTTTCCCCGCCCCGATAAAACTAAGCGTCAATTAAGACACCCTGCAATTGTGCGTTGTTCATAGTTAAGTTACCAGCCCAACCGATAATTGCGTAAATAGCATCCTGATTGATTGCTACACGATTTCTGTCACCGATAAGTTTGAAATCACGGTCTTTGTGAGGACGGAGTTTCAAATACTTGGTGTTCAAGAAATACATATGTTTAGACGGGCAATATCCACCGATACCACCGTCATAAATCACGTCAGCACCTTTGAACTTAATAGTTGTAAACCCTGCTTCAGCCAATTTAGCATCTGTAAAGCGTTGTTGCGGTACGAGTGAGCTTTCATACAATGTGTAAAGCGTATCATCAGCAACAATCAAATCCGGCTTATCTGTGCCACGTGAACAAGACAAATATGCATCATTCATTGCCGCATAGATAGTGTCTTTATTAAGAGCGGTTGATTTCACAGAAGCATAGTTACGCCAAAATTCATTGCCGGATGTTGCACGGTTAATACCGCCAACAGTACCGGTGGTCGGGTCGTCAGCTACTAACAACTGTAAACCGCCGATTTCCTTGCCGGAAGAGCCTGTACCATCAGAAAACAAAGCAGCACTCATTGCATTGCGTAAAGTTGTTTCCGCATTGTCAATTTTAGCTTCCATCAAATCAATTACACGTTCTTTACCGCTGTTCTGCAGTAATTCTTCACCGGAAATACCAACCGG